ATCAAGCATTAAAGAAGGAGACATAACAATAAGTTATGATACCAGTATTGGCAAAGGAGCTTTAATACAAAAAACATTAAACGATTTAAACAATCGTTACTCAACATACATAAGGATGCTCTAAGACTATGATTCCTTTTTTCAAAAATACAGATGTAGACATCTACACTTACAAAGGTTTAGATGAATATGGAGATAAAGAATATGTTTTCCACAAAAGCATAGAAGCGGATATACAACCATTATCTAATGAATCAAGTATGCAGATATTCGGTAAAATACTGCAGGATACTTATAACTTGTATACTTCTATTCACTCACAATTAAATGATACAGACCATCTCTTAATACATAATGAATGTTACGAAGTAATAGGTAGTATTGAGGAATGGAATCACATTCTTAACTTTAAAAAAGTTGTGATAAGGAAATTAAGGAAAAAATGAAGTGTGTAAATATGCTATTTGGAATGGATATTAGTTTTAATCCATCATACTATCAAAAATTAGGTTTGAAAGGTAAAGGTTTCCAACAACCTTTAGAAAATACTTTAGACCATGGTTTGCATGATGCAGAAACAATTATTAAACGAGAAGTTCCAAGACCTGGACATTCCAGGTCCACTACTGGTTATAAACCAACTGGTAATCTTCAAAGAGGAATTAGTAAAAATAAACCTAACCCTTTAAAAGGGGAGTTGCATTCTAAAGCACCGTACTGGGTTTATGTCCAGTGGGGTACTTGTAAAATGCCTGCAAATCCTTTTGTAACTCGTACAGTTAATCAGGTCGCACCATTATTTAAACAATATTTTCATGAAGAATTAAATAAAGCAGGATTGTTAAAATGACTTTAATGGAAAATGCTTTTTATAACTTATTAAACAAGCAAATAC